GAGAATGGGAACCTATATATGTTTTTTCAACAAATAAACAAAGTCTATCTTTAAAAAGTGTGGTAGGGAATTATTGGGATGTTAATAATACCAACTGCCAACAAGAAAATCACAAAGCCTGTTTCCCAGTTGATTTAGCAGTAAGAGGTATAAATCTTGTTAATATTAATAGTGGGATAGTTTTTGATCCATTCTTAGGTTCTGGCTCAACAATGATAGCCTGTGAGAAAACAAACAGATCATGTTTTGGTATGGAGTTAGACCCTAAGTATGCAGATGTGATTGTTAGTAGATATTGTGAATATGTAGGCAACGCTAAAGTTATTAGGAACGGAAAGGAGATAGATTGGCTAGACCAAAACCAGACTTAACAGAAGAAGAATTAAAAGCAAGACAAGCTATGTGGGTTAAGAATTGGCGAAGAGAAGTATTTATTAGAGATAGCTTTATATGTCAAGAATGTGGTTCTAAGTCAGTATCAGGTACAAGAATTGATCTTAATGCACATCATATAAAACCTTTTTCTAAGTTTCCTGATAGGATATTTGATTTAGATAACGGTGTAACACTTTGCATATGTTGTCACAGAGAAAAACATAAGAAAGAATACACAGGAAATAAAGCAGAATTGGTTAAGGCGGTGTAACAATGGCAAAGAAATCATTAAAAGAAACAATAGCGGAAGCCAAAGAAAAGGTAGCCAAAAAAGCGGTTAAGAAGAAAGAAACTAAGAAACCTGCTAAGTCTAAGCGTACCAACAAGTTAGCGAATAAAAAGAAAGCTATTAAGAAAAAGAAAACTAAGAAAGCTATTAAGAAGGTTGCAGAAGCAAAGAAGAATGGGCGACCTACGGATTATTCAGCAGAATTTTGCGATCAAGTATTTAAGTTGTGTTTATTGGGTGCAAAGGATAAAGAAATAGCTGAGTTTTTTAATGTTAACGTTGATACTTTATATGAATGGAAGAAAAAATACCCTAAGTTTTCCGAGTCCATCAAGGCAGGAAAAGTTGACGCAGATATTGACATTGCACATTCCCTGTATAAAAAGGCAAAAGGCATGGTCATTAGATCGTCAAAAGCTGTTAAATATAAAACAGGTAAAGATACAGAAGATGTTAAGGTTGTTACACTTGGGGAAGAATTACCACCAGATTTTCAAAGCATATCATTGTGGCTTAGAAACCGCCATGGGGATAAGTGGCAGGATAAGATCAGCAATATTAACTTAAACGGCACACCAGAAGACCCAGAATTTATTGATAGGTTTTTTGGAATGGGGGAAAAAAAAGATGGTAAATAGTATAGTTAATATCTGTAACAGTATATGCCGTTTTGTTTTAGCTTTATTTGGTGTGCTTTTTTGTATACTTGGCTTGTCAATGTTGGTAGGCGTAGCACTAATAATAATTAAAGGGGTTTAACTATGAGAAACAGAATTTGTGGCGGTGTGTTGGTATTATCATTATTTATTATGGGTTGTGCAAGTACCCAATGCGGTAAAGATATTGATTCAATTAAAAGCCAAGTTACTGAAATTAACAATAACATCAAAGACCACCTTATTTAATGATAAAGGTTAAGGAACAAGAAGATACGCTTAAGGAAAGCCAAATTAGGTTCGTTGATGCATTACGTTCTGGTAAGTACAGATATTTGTGTGGGGCAGGCACCACAGGAAGTGGTAAAACCATAGGAAACATAGCTTATATCCATTATTTATGCCAAAAGGTACCAAACTGTAGGTTCGCCATCTTTCGTAAGTCAGAGAAGAACCTTAAGCACACAACGATACCTTCATATAAGAAGGTAAAGCAAATGACGCAAACGGTGGGAACATCAACGCTTGTTGATATGTCGTCACGGTACACCAATGGTAGTGAGATTTTATTTGTGTGGGCAGATGTTTCGAAGGATAGGGAATGCGACAACGTAAAAGGTTTGGAGTTAACTGGTGCGTTGTTTGAGGAAGCAAACCAGATTGATAAAAGATATTACGAAATATGCAAAACCCGTATTGGTAGGTGGAATGACAACGGGGTTAAGCCATTTATCATTATTAACTTAAATCCATCGATGGGATGGGTTAAAGATGAATTTTACGATAAGTGGGAAAACCAGAGTCTACCAGACAGGCACTATTTCCAAGAGTTTGATGTGCTTGACGCAGAAGATTGTTCGGGTTCTGATTATATTATTGGGCTTAATGATTTAGCCGAGGAAGAATATAAGCGGTATGTTATGAACAAATGGACATACTCGGATATTCCAAATCAGCTTATTAAATATGAGTGGTACAAGCAATGTGCCGTAGATGGTGAGCCAGTAATTAACCCATTAGAACGTGGGTTGTTGGCAATTGACCCTGCATGGGAAGGTAAGGACGAAACAGGGTTTGGGCGTATGCACGGGACACATATTGGATGGTTTGAGATATATACAAAGCAAGACCCAGACGATTCGGGGATATTGGGGCACGCACGGGCACAAGAGTTTGGTATTAAGGATAGTGATATAATTGTTGACCCTATTGGTGTAGGTGCTGCAACCGTGCTTAAATTGCGTAAAGGGTTTAAGTGCTACCCAAAGTTATTTGTTGGTGGTGCTGATGGTATTAAGGATAAAAGCTTTTTAAAGATGCTTAACATACGTGTGGAGGCACATTGGCTGTTACGGGAAGCAATGCGATTGAATGAGATAAGCATAACGCACAGTTTGGCAGCACAAAAGCAATTATTAGCGGTTAAGTATTCAGTAACGGATAAGGTTGTTACAATACAATCTAAGAAAGATTTAATGAAGGAAACGAATATAAGTCCGACACATTTAGATTTATGTGCAATGCTTTACCACAGGAGAAAGACAACAAGTAACGAACTGTTCCAAAAGTTAGCGGAGAAACAGAATAAAAAGAAATTCACAATGAACGTATCGAGGGCAGAGAAAGAGCGTTCACAAATCATTAAACTGGGAAAAATGGGTTAAATATGGAAAAAGAAATTAAGAAGGACGCTAAAACGGGAAGTGGTAAACGTATTACAAGACCAACAGGCAACAAAGACGCTATTGGTGATGCAGGATTAAACCAGTATGCCGATAACACAAACTTTACAACAGAGTATTTGCCCGAACTGCAAGGCATAAGCGGTTCGCAGAATTACGAGAAAATGTCTAAGTCTGACCCAATTGTAGGTATGATTCTTGCGGTTTACAAAAACCCAATTGCATCTGCAAACTGGACAGTGCCACCTGTTGAAGATTCTACGGCAGAAGAAAAACTAGCAACCGACTTTGTGCGTGATTGGTTTTTTGAGTCTTATACCGTAGACTTTTGCACGTTGCTGTACCAAATCCTATCATGCCTTGAATATGGCTACTCGGCATTCGAGCGTGTATATAAGATAGTTAACTTTGAGGGCAATAAGTATTTTGCACCTACAATACAACAAAGATTACAAACGTCGATTGAAAACATATACCCAGACAAAGGCGAAGTTCAACAGCAAACAAATAAGAGTGGGCTTGTAACAATACCTATGGAGAATATGATATTCTTCACATTAAATCGCTCTGGTAGTGATATGCGAGGTAGATCGTTACTTAGAAATGCGTACCGCCCATGGAAAAAGAATAACTATTACGAGGAAAACCTTGGCATGGGTATGCAACGTAATGCGTCTGGGGTACCGTCAATGACAGTACCAGAAGGAACTGACCCAGAATCAGATGATTATGTAGCAACCGAGTTATTGCTTAAGAACTTTGCAATGAGCGAAGACGCTTACATGATATTACCCGAGAACTGGAAGTTTGAGATATTCGAAGGAAAGTTTGACCCTAAGAAAGCCTTGGAAGTCATTACGGCATACGATAAGCGTATTGCAACAAGTGTGCTTGCACAGTTTATCTTATTAGGGCAAGGCGGTAGTGGCGGTGCGTTTGCATTATCCCGTGACCATAGCGATTTGTTCCTTGATGGGCTTAATTACATTGTTTCGTTTATTGAGAAAACAATTCACAGACAAATTATCGTGCCAATGGTTAAGCTTAACTTTGGTGATTCGGTTGACGCTTCAAAGATTAGAATACGAGGATTGAACCTTAATAAAAAAGCAGGTGCCGAAATGGCAGAAGTTCTTGCCAAGCTAACACCAGATGGATATGTTAATCCAACGGTGCAAGATGAAGTAAGCTTGCGTGCTGCGCTTGATATGCCACCTTTAACGGAAGAACAGCTAAAGGAACGTATAGAACGGGGAGAAATTGACCCTACAGCAGCACCAGTTGTACCAAAAGCAACGCCTGCACCTGCTAAACCATCGACAAAGGGCGGTGATGATGAAGATATTGACGGCAAGGTAAAGGATGATGATAAAAAGAGCAAACAGGTTAAGTTAGCGGAAAGCAAATCCAAAGCACGTAAAGAGTTTGTTGATACAGAAACAAAAATAATGCGTGATTTTATGAAAGCTAACTTGTTACTTATTAAAGATAAGTTCATGGCTGATGTAGAAGCAACGCTTAAACGGGGAAAAGTAAGCATTAACGGGCTTAAGAAGATCGAGGTATCAACAACTAAGTACCGCAAAGGGCTTGAAATGAAATTAGGCGGTTTAGCTAATGAAGGTTGGACATCTTCAAAGAAAACGGCAAAAACCAATAAGGTTAAGCTTGCGGAAGACTTCAACCCTAAGAAGTTGTCGGATAAGCAATTAACGGCATACGTGCTAAACCAAGCACAGTTACTATCCGAAGACCAAGTAACGAGCATGACAGCCACAGCCATTGCAACGGCATCTGGTGACCAAATCAAAGGTTTTTCAATTAATCAAACAATGTCTAATGTTGATAAAGCCATTGAGCAGTTTATAGAAGGGCAAAAGGTTGCAGTTGGTTCAAGCCTATCCGTGGTAAGTTCATTTAATTTTGGTGAAAATGAGTTCAACAAGGAAATTGAAGATCAATTATGGGGCTACCGATTCACGGCAGTTGATGATGGAAACACAACGCAAATATGCTCACATTATAGTGGCAAAACGTATTCATCAAACAGCCCAGAGTTAAGTATTGTAACACCACCGTTGCACGCAAATTGTCGTAGCTACATGGAGCCAATTTATAAAGCAACTGAAAGTAAACCTAAAATTGATGACAGCATTGCACCACCATCAATACAAACACAAAAAACAATATTCTAAATAAATAAAATAAAAATATCATTACAGTTTGTGTAGTGATACAATTAATTATAAATAAGAAAAAGGAAACTACCATGGCAAGAAATATATTTTTATTTGATGTTATTGATGGCTTATCTGCTAAAGAAACAATCAATAGGTTGTTTGACTTAAACAGGGAATCCCACGACGAGATAACTTTAGTTATCAATAGCCGTGGCGGTGAAGTCCAATCAATGTTCGCAATTATCGACGCTATGAAATCGGTTGAGTCACCGATTCGCACACTTGTCATGGGGCAAGCAGCAAGTGCAGGTGCCGTTATTGCCTCAGCAGGTGATAAACGTTTAATTACAGAAACAAGCAGGATTATGATACATGAGTTAAGTGGTGTTTATTTTGGCACATTAACTAATGTTAAAGAAGCAGTTGCACAGGGCGAAAAAGAACATCTTAAAGCATTAAAAATACTTTCCAAAGCGTCTGGTAAAAGCACAGATGATTTACAAAAACTAATTAAGAAAACAGACAAATTCTTAGATGCCAAACAAGCAAAAAAATTAGGTTTAGTTCAAGAAATAGTTAAGTCCGATTCCGCAAGTGTTATTAAGTTATCTGAAAGCATTAACGGTGAAGCGTTTGAGGTAGCACTTGATGAAGAAGGGGAATCACGGGTGCAGTTGCTCTTAGAAGGTGAATACGAGCATAGTTCATACGGTAGCTTTCAAATTAAGGAAGATACATTACATAAATTCAAAGAAAACTTTTACAATAAGGTTCGTGGCATTGACCTTTCAATAGATTATACACACGACAACGAGAATGGCGAAAATCCTGCTGCGTGTTGGATACAAAGTTTGTCTGTTGAAGAAACAGATAAAGGGATGGGGTTATTTGCATCTGTAGAATTTACTCCAAAGGGTAGAAAATTAATATCCGAGAAGGAGTATAAATACGCAAGTGCTGATTTTGCGATTAACTACATGACCGATAAAGGCGAATGTGTTCCCTACGTTCTCTGCGGTGGTACGTTAACAAACCGACCATTCATTAAGGAAATGAACCCGATTAAGTTATCGGAAAGAAAACCAAAGGAGAAGCCAAAGATGGAATTAAAGACGTTATTAGAAACGCTTAAAGTTGAGCATAGCGTGGACGTTGACGGTTTAACAGCAAGCAATGAAAAGCTTACTGGTGAAATCGAAACTTTGACTACTAAGATTAAAGAATTAAACGCACTTCCTGCGGAAAAAGATACTGAAATTGAAACTCTTAAAGCAAAAGTTGAAGAGTTAAATGGTAGTATTTCTGATTCTGAAAAAGAAGTTGCCTTTGATAGTTTAATGGCAGAAGGAAAAGTTGTTCCTGCACAAAGAGAAGCGGTACTTGGTCTTTTTGATAGCGGTGAAGCAATGTCAGCATTTTACAAAGAAGCAAAACCAGTAGTAAATCTTAAAAAAGACGGAACAGAACACACGGGTGATGAAGCATTAACGTTAGCAGAAGAAAAGCTTGTAGCTAACAAAACTTACACACGTGAAGAAATAATCGCTAACAGAACAATTAGCTAAACAATAAAAGCTCTTTAAAGAGGTTTATCGGAGGAAATAAAAATGGCTTTAACAGATAATCAAGTAATTAAATCAAAAGTATCACCTGCACGGTTTGCGGGTTTAATCGTAGACGGACTTATTCGTATTTACAAAGGTGCATTACTTAACGGTGAAGCATCAAACGTAGGTCATGTTAAGTTAGGTTCTGATACACTTTTAGAAGAATTCCGAGGAATTGCTTTAGAAGAAAAGAACCTTGCGGCTGCAGATAATACGGCTGATGGTGCAAATAGCGTTTTAATGCTTGCCCGTGGTTGTGGTGAATTAATTGAAATGACTATCACTGATACAATTACAGAAGATAACATTAATGATGTTGTTTATGTAAATGGTGATGATGCTGTTGCTTTAGCTGCAACTGTTGAGAATACAACTGGTGGTGCCGTAGGTACTATCCGTGAATTCGTTAGTGCTAACAAAGCATGGGTTCAATTAGACAAATAAGCATATAATTAAATAAGTTTCATAATTGAAGTTTTAAATAAGGAGCAGTTAAATGAGTTTAACAAAAGACTTAATCGCAGAATTCAACATTGTTGCTCGCACAGAGTATAACAAGTCTTACCAAGAATTCGACCCTAAGTTTTCAGAATTACTTTTTGAATATCAAAGCGGCCCTGTTGCTTCGTCAACGTTCCCGTTCTTTGAATTCCTTAAAGGTATGGAAGAATTCACAGGTTCAAGAACGCATCAAACATTCCCAGATGGTTACAAGTTCACAGTTGTGAATAAAGAATGGGATATGGCTGTTGATATACCACGTAAAGATATTGAGCGTGCTGTTTCAATGGGTGGACAAGCAATCAAGAGTTTAAATCCGTACAAGTTACGAATTTCTGAAATGCCAAAACAAGCAAAAGACCATCCAGTAGAGTTGGCTTTTGATATGTTAGAAGCAGGGGATTCAAGCACTTACGGTACAACTTTTGATGGGCAAAATATGTTTTCTACTACTCATAATTATGGTGTAGTTGCAGGAACTCAGTCAAATATATTAACTGGTACTGGAACAAGTGAAGCACAAATCGAAGCTGATTTGGACGCTGCTGAACAAGCATTAGATGGGTTCTATTATGAGCAAGGAGATACTGGAAACGCACAAAGACGTGCTTTAAATAAAAATGGTGTTGAAAAGATTATGATTGTTTGCCCTATTGCATTGGGTACAATTTTCCGTAAGCTTAACACTAAAGATCGTCTTTCAAGTGGTGAATCTAACGCATGGAAAGGTCGCTTAACTGTTGTGACTAAGCATTTCACAGATGTTAACGATTGGTATGCGGTATTAAATGATGATCCTGTTTTCAAACCATTCTTGTATCAAGTAGAAAAGAATGTTGAATTAGATATGCCTACAAACCAAGACGAACGTGCCCGTGAGAATAAGATTTACACTTACGGTGCTTATGGTCGTTATAATGTAGCATACGGTTCATTCTGGAAAGCAGTTCAAACAACTAATACTTAATACACATTAGGTATTATTAAATAAATAATATAGGGGTGTAAAAGCCCCTATATTTCTAACAGGAGAAAATACAATGATTAAAGTATCACTTAAAAAAGATTATAAATTTTTATGCACAAAAGGTTCTTTAAAACCATCTGACGAAGCGACTCTTGAGAACGGTGGTAACGGGCGTTATAATTTAGTATCTGGGTTATTCACGCAAACACTTAAGCAAAATGAATATGATGCGATTATGGCAGACCAAGGCGGTATTGCTAAAGTAGCCATACCTGCTAAAAAGAAAGAAGAAACAAAGCCTAAAGACGAAGACCCACGGGTTGCAGAATTAAACGCAGTAGATAAAGCGGTGCTTTTAGAAATGGCAAATGCTGTTGATGAAAACGTTAAAGGTACTTGGGGCAAAGCAAAGTTAATTGAGTCAATCATTAAGGCAGAAAAAGACGAGGAATAATTATGTCATATTGTACTGTGCAAGATGTAGAAAGTTATTTTTACGGCAAAAGCTTTGATCGAGACGGATGGTTAACAAGTTACGAAGTGGATTCCTTTATTGCTACACAGGCACAATACATAAACATTATTATCAAATCAAAATATACCCTACCCATTGAAAATCAAGACGACTTACAATTCCTAAAGCTTATTAATGAGCAATTAGTTGTTGGTACTATTGATGAAATGGATAGGGTATCTGGTGAAAAGACTGAATTCGTTAAGACACGCAACCTTATTAAAATGGCAAACGAAATACTTGATAAATTGCGTAGCGGTGAAATGCAATTAAGTTCATCTTCCAAAGGCTCCAACATTAAGTTTAACAATACCGATTCAGACGGAAACACAGTTAATAAACGTTTTAAAGAAAGTAACGTATTGGCACCTAATGTAGACGGACTTTTGAGCCGTGAAACAAGAACAATTATTATAACCGACTAATGGCAAACGGATTTAAGTTAACCCCAGAATCTAAAGTAATATTAGAGAATTTTGCCAAGGCAGGTAAGAACATGGATTTACGCCCCGTGTTAAAAGTTATTGGCATTGGGTATCGTAAAGAAGTAGAACAAACATTTGAAAGAAAGCAACCGAGAGATAAGTCATTAGTATGGGCACCATTATCACAGAAGTATGCAGATCAGAAACAAAAAGATTTTGGCGAACAGCCTTTATTAGTTAGAACGGGGGCTTTGAAAGAATCAATGATTAAACAAGGTGCTACAGGTAATATTACTTTGATAAGTAGCAACAAAGCAGTATTCGGTAGCACAATATCTTATGGTCAGTTCCACGACGAGGGAACAAGTAAAATGCCTAAACGTAATTTTAGTGAGCCAAGCGAGCGTAGAGAGAAAATATGGGAAGGTCAAATTGAACGGCACATACGCCATGACCTTGAAAAAGAAGGTATTCAAGTTGAAGGGGCTCTATTTCAATGAATGATATAGAAGATTTAGTTTTAGACATTCGTACCCATTTGATAGCAAATCTTAATACTAAGATTGCTGAAATAAATACAGAAAAGAATTCTGATGATTCAGACTTTGACCTTAAAGATATAACTGCAGACGCAAACCATTACTTAATAATGGGTCGTTACAGGGAAATACCTAATTTTGACTTTGTTAATATTGGAATTTCAACAGCACCAGAGTTAGGTAGCAACGCAGGTAATGTGAGAATAACAACACCGCTTATGGTTGAGGTTGTTATACCGAATGATAAAAGGGAAGATACATATTTTAGAAGTTTACGATATATGCGAGCCGTTTATGAAGTGATGGCAACATACGAAGCACTCGAATTTGGAACGGGTGGGTTACAATTAACAGGGGCGTTACCAATGGAAATTACTACCAATCGAAGGGAACTCATTGTTAGTGGTGTACTGTTTGAGGTAACATTAGGATAAAGGGGAAACTATGAGAAATAAAGATTCCATTCCAGAAAAGGACAAAGAATTAATTAATAATGCTTTTAGTGATAAGCCTAAACAGGCAATAACTAAAAAGGTTCAAGGCGACATACTACGGGTTAACAAAGCAATTGTTGATTCGACGGGTTTTGTGATTAAGAACTATCATGGGAAAAAGCTTAAACACAACAAGTCAGTTATAGACCTTGATGGCAATCAATATACGGTTGGCGTTAAAGGGCAATTGTATAATGAAATAGACGAACACTTAAGAGAAAAAGTCGGATGGCGTGATTCTGATTTTCTAAATTAGAAATTACCATCCTTAACAATTAGGAGAAACGTATGTCAATTGCAAAAGTAAGAGACTTCTTTGGGATTAAGTATTTAATTCCTTATAACATTACAACAAAGAAGCCTAAGCTTGTATTGCGTGCAATCGGTGAAATATCGTATGAAACAGACCCAGAAGCCAAAGAGCTTTTAGGTGGTCATACGGAAGCACCATACGACGTAGAATACGGGCAACCATCACCAGTAATGTCTGGTACGGTTAGAGAATATCCAACGGAATTATTCGAATTAATGGATACTGTAACGGTTACTGATAATGCTGCTGAATCGGGTGGTAGTGCTAATGACACTACTAATAACAAAGGTACATCAATGTTTAACGGTAGCAACGGTATATCTGCTGTTTCTGTTAATTCATCTGCTAAAGCTAACGTAACATTTGGGGAATTGGTTTTTGTAGCTACGGCTGCACAAACTTTTGACATTTATGTTAACGGGCTTACAGATTCATTTTCTAACATTGGTGGTTTAGTTGCGACAGGTGTTGACGCTTCAAGTGCAGGTACAGTTACGGTAACAGCATTAGGTATTGATATTACTGTTGTTGGTACTGCAGCATTTGTTACGGCAGATACAATGTCAGTTGAAATGCGACCAGAGAACACTGGTTCACACCAAGTTCTTGTTGGAGCAGGTACATCACCAAGTAACTTTGGTGTTAGATGTATTTTCCCACGTAAAACTGATGGGGTATTACATTACATTGATGTGTTTAATGTTTCTGGGCGTGGTATGCCATGGAAAGGAACATCACGGGAGTTTTCAGAGTTTGATATTGCATGGAAGCCAGTAGCTAGGGCATCTGATGGTGCAGTATACAATATGGTACGCTGTTTAGGCGTATAGTTAATTAAGTCCTTGGGGGTAGCGATTGGATTCTCCTGTTTTCAATCGTCCTTAAGGCAACTAACAGGAGAAGGAACTATGAAAAGAATAACATTTGCAGGAAAAAGTTATACATTAAAGTACACTATTGAATCATGGAAAAAGCTTAAAGAAGCACAAGGTATTACACCAGTAAATTTTCAAGAAAAATTAGAAGATGATATGGGCGGTACATTATCAGCATTAGTTTATTATGGTATTAGTAGGTTAGAACGTGAAACAATTGATATTGAAGTATTAGACGAAGCTTTAGGGTTTTCGGCTTTGGATGTTGTATCGGAAGCTATTCTAAGTGATATGCCAAATGTTGCAAAGAACGTAACGGCAGAGGGTCTTGACGTATTAGCGGAACAAGACACACCAGAAAGCGACGGTGTAGAAGAAACCGTAAAAAAGTAACATTCGATGAAGTGGAAGCCATTATGATTTTTAATAGTGGTTGGGGTAAGGATGATATTTGGAGCTTGACGTATGCGGAGTTGTTTGAGTATGTTCAAATGTTTACGGATTATGAAAGCGAAAAGATTTTCAATTTACAAAAAGCCTTTACGCTTCATAATTACGAATCAACAGCAATGGCAATGCACGGTAAGAAACAAGAAGTTAATAAGTTCTTAAATACCTTGCGGAATCGAAAACTTAAGATTGATGTACCAACAGCCGACAACGACATAGAAGAACAATTTAAAGGGGCAGGATTTGGCTAACAAAATCGTATTTGAAATATTTGCAGACAACAAACAATTCATAAGCCAAATGGAAAAGGTTAACAAAACCGCCAAGATGGTTAATAGAAATGCAGGTATTTCTTTCCTTGCCCTTGGTGCTTCTATCGCATTGGTTACTAAGCTTGCCAAAGATCAGGAAAAGGTAATGAACCAGACCCGTTCAGTAATAAAGTCTACAGGTGGCGTTGCTAAAATAACCGCAGAAAGTGTTTTTGCATTAGGTAAGGAATTGCAACGCACAACTACCTTTGGTGATGAAGCTGTTATATCTGCAACAAATCTATTGCTAACGTTTAAGGATATTGGCGGTGATACAATTCCAAGGGCAACACGGGCTGTGTTGGATATGTCCGAAGCCATGGACCAAGGCTTAAAGGAAAGTTCAATCCAATTAGGTAAGGCGTTAAATGACCCAATATTAGGGTTAACAGCCATGCGTCGTGTTGGTATTCAATTTACTAAATCCCAAGAAGATCAAATTAAATCATTAACTAAGATGGGAAAAACTGCACAAGCACAAGGCGTTATACTTACGGAATTAGAGTCACAATTCGGAGGATCCGCAGAATCCGCACGCAAGGGTTTAGGTTCGATTGACGCTTTAACTAATTCATTGGGGGATTTAGGCGAAGCCATTGGCGTAGCTATTGCACCAGAAATAGAACGGTTGGCAAATGCCTTTACCGATGTTTCAGATTCAATTTCAGATAACCCCGAGCTTACAAGGCTAATTGGTACCATGCTATTGCTCGCCACAGCCATTGCAGGGGTAATATTCGTAGTTAGTGGTCTTGTTGTTGCAATAACGACTGTAGGGGCTGTTGGGGCTCTTGCAATAGCAGGTCTGGTAACGGGTATTGCTGCAGTATTTCTTGGCTTTGATTTATTTGGTAATAAAACAGACGAAACAGGCGAAAAGTTAAAATCTGCTTTTGGTGAAGAAAACATTGACCCCGAAGGTGCAATATTCACCATGGAAAGTATTAAAAAAAAGATGATTGAACTTGGGGATGAAGCAATCATATTAGGCACATCGTTACAGGCAGGGTTGGCAGCTGGTATTGTAGTTACCGCAGACAAACCGAGCGAAGGTGGCGAAGGTGAAACAAGTAACCCACTTATAGATGGCTTTAAGATTGGACTTGATGAAATAGGGGTAAAGATTCAAGATTTAACAGCATTAGGTAAGGAATTAGCTAATACTTTACAGAGTGGCATGGCAAAAGCATTTTCTGGTATTCTTACAGGTGCTAAAACAGCCAAACAAGCATTCGTTGATTTTGGTAAAGCAATGTTAACAGCTATTGTTAATTTCATTGCTGAGTGGATTGCATTTCAAATATTATCAAAGGCTGCATCGATTGCAGCGTCAGTTTTCCAGATTGCAACGGCAGTTACAACGGCAACGGCAACCGCTAGTGCTTGGGCACCTGCTGCGGCACTTGCGTCATTGGCTTCATTTGGTGCTAACTCCGTTCCTGCATCGGCAGGGATAGTTTCAACATTAGCTGTAGCTAATTTAGCAGCGGTACCAAAGTTTGCAGTAGGAGCAAGTAATTTACGTGATGATACATTAGGGCAATTCAACAAAAGCGAGATTGTTATACCAGAAGCTTTTTCAGATGGATTAAGAAAAGGCGACTTATCTTTATCTGGTGGTGATAGTGAAGGTGCAGGCGGTGGTGGGCAACAAGTAATACTAAACTTTGATGGTGCAACATTCGTTGGTGTAACACCAGACCTTGTGGAAGAAATATTCACCTCGGCAAGTGAGCAGATTGATAATGGAACATTGGCTTTTAACAGTGGGGTTCAAGTATAATGGCTAAAGGCATTCGGTTCTTTGGAACGGATTTTAATAATATAGTTTTTGGCGGTACAGTAACGGCAAGTTCTGGTTCAACAGGTGAGTTTGCTTTTGATGGTTTAATTTCTACAAGATGGCTTACCACTACTGAGGGCACGGATGGAAATGCTGTTTCATTAGAAATGGATTATGGGTTAAATAGAACGATTGATTCTTTTTATCTATTTAATACTAATATTGATGATTTTGTTATTGCATATTGGGATGGTGCAATGTGGGTTGATGTAGACGGCACAAATGCAACGATAACTATTGACGCAACGGGTTTATACGCATTTGCAAAACTAACTGTGGCAGTAACAACGCAAAAAGTAAGGGTTACAGGCTCAAATACAATTACACCTAATAACCAGAAATATGTAACACAGTTCTTAGGGTTTAGTGAATTGGGGCAACTTGAATATTTCCCTACACCACAGCCGTCAATCGAACCATTCCAAAGTGTATTCAAAACCACCGACGGGAAAGCAATTGTTATTGATAGGGGCGAAGCGTTTAAGTGTAAGCTTGACTTTAAATCCCATGTTAACCAAAACGATATTAATTTAGTGCAAACATTATTGGATAGAAAAGAATCATTTTATATGTGGATTAATGGCGGTGATGAAACAATATTCTCATATACGGTAAAGCCATATAGGTTTAGAGATATTTATAAAGTAGCAATAATTGGCAAGAACAAGCCACAGCTTACAAAAAATTATTATAAAGCAGGTATGAATAATAGTATTAGTGTTACCGAGGTTACTTAATGGCATTAACATATCAACAAATTTGGGAACGTTATAGTCAATTTGAATTTCAACGCAGAATATTTGTTAAGCGTTTATTTGAAGATGGCACATACGAAGCGACTTACACAGAGATACCACGAAACATTGTGCGTAACAGTTCTGTAAGTAGCCTTAAGCGTTCATTGCCTAATAGTTCATGGCAGTTTGGTAAAGTGTTGGTTAATAATGTGCGGTTAAATATATTGAGCCCGTTTCAAGAATTTGCTAGTGAAGCTAATTCCAATTCATTGTTTGCAGGATTTGTTAGAGATAAATCTATTGTCAAAGTTGAAGATGCTGTTATTGATAAATACACAGACCCAGAAACACCAACGGAAGTAACGGTAACAACGTTTGAAGGATTGATTGACGCAAAGACGGCTACCACAGAAGAAGGGTTTGAAACATTAACAGTATTAGACTTTATTTCAATTTTAGCAAGTATTAATGTAAAAGATTTAACACTTACAGCAACAACACTTAATGCACTTGTTTACGAAATAATGAACAGGGTAGAATTTACTAAGTTCTTTACTGTAAGTAATTCCTCCACGTACATAGATGCAGGTTATAACGCAACAATGATTGATACAAGTGTTTACGATAGTACAGTAATTGCTATGTTAACGGATTTAGCAAAAGGGCATAGTATATTTTATATTGACCCAGACGATAATACGTTCTATTTTAAAGAGGTAACAGCAACACCAACAGTACAGTATTCATTCTTAGAAAGAAGTAATAAAAAGTTATCAATTAAAAAGTACCGTGAGGGCGTTGATAGACAGATAACGCATTGGTATTGGGAAGATACTGATATTTCAAGTATAGCATCACCATTGCCAGTTAACCCGATACCTAAGAACTTTAAGATTGATGGAATAACAGACGCAACACAACGGCAAAATACATTAGATTTTGTATTAACGAAAACGGACATAGCAAAGCCGTATTTCAGTTTAGCATTACCGTATTTCCCTA